GTAGTAAGATAATTTTCTTTTTCTCTTTCTAGCAATTTCTTTATCACTATCAACACCTGTATTCCAAAGTCTTGTGTTTTCTTCACTAACAGGATCTTTTTGATTAAGAGTTGTTAATGAGTTCTCAATATACCAACCACCTGTTCCTTGGAAAGCGTGAGACCATACTCTTTGCCAAGGCAAGTCTTCGCCTTCAACAGCAGGTAAAAATCTAATAACAGCATAACCGTTACCAGTTTTGTCTAACTCTGGTTTCCAGAATCTGTCGTCTTGGTATTTGTTCTTGTTTGATTGATCCTCAGGTTTGAGGTTTGTTTCAAGTGCCTTTGTCAGTTTGTCAAAATTACTTGATGATGATTTTAAAGTTTCAAAATCCATATTTGTATTCTCCTTATTAATTGTATTCGTTGTATTTGTGTGTCCTGTTTAATCGGACGCAATATTATTTATACTGGTTTTTCTTCCACTTATCATAATCTTTTCGCCATTCACTAGCAGATTTACAAGGACTAGGTAATGACTTGTTAATCATATATTCTCTAATTCTCTTTGATGTGGTGTCAACCCAATTTAATATTGTATATATTATTCCGTCTAACATAGTACCACTATAACACTATTTGAGCATATTGTCAAGCGCCATATAGTCAATATATTGGATATTTTTCTCTCTTTTCCAATCGTCTGGTATTGTACTAATTGGGTCAGAACCATCGCCTCCGTGTGGATTTACCTTGTAGAAAGTGATGTTTGGGTGCTCTCCAAATAATTGTAACCATTGTCTAGTCCAATTGATACTAGGTGTCTTGTGTGCCTCACTTAAACCATAATGTTTAGTGTCTTTGTATAGGTTGTTTAGATTGTCATTAAAACTCTCTAAATCGTGTCCTAATAAAAATACTTCTTCTGGATTATTATCTTGTATTGCAAAATAACCTGAAGTAGGACCTGCTGCCCAACCTCTATCTCTTGTCTTACCCTCATTGCTAATCATATAGTCGTGTACTGATCTAACTTTATCGCCTTCTGTAATCCAACTAACATTGATAGATGTATGATTGACTTCTTTCTTTTCTCTTGTCTTATTCTTTTTTAATATCTCTACTACACCTGCTAAATTAGAACCGTGCATTACAAACTCTTTACAATCACCTCGTTCATTAGAAGAAATTACATTTTCTTTTTTAATTAGTTCATAATCTTGGTCTGAATAGTTTTGTCCTGCATATAATAATTGTTCGTACATTTCTCCAGGCATTGTACTCCAATCTCTAAACACACACTTGTTATCTTGTGCATAACCAGAATTATATATCTCGTGCATAATACCCATATCAACTGCTGTGATAACATCTGGTTTAAAATCTCTATACAAGGCATTACACCCATATATTTTACCGTGTGGTCTTAATGATTCTAAATTAAAATCTTTTCTACTCTCACCATTACCTATAACAAATACTCTACCAGCCATATTTCTTCCAAAACTCTCTCATCTTATTATAATTTCTGTTAAAACCTTCTGTTAATAATTGTCTTGTCATATTACTTTCTTTTTCAAAATTTGGATCATCATTTTTATCTATATTTACATAATCAGATTCATCTCCAGGTATTAATATGAATTGTGCAATCGGTGTACCTGCCTTGATTATTGTTTCTCCTTCTGTACTATGCCAAAACATTGGTACGGTACCTATGGTAGCGTGACCTAATCTTGGTTCAAGTACACCAGAACAAGTTGTAAATCTAAAATCATCTTGGTAAAAAGGATGAAGTTGTAATAGTTTATAACCTTTAGGTATTCTTGCCACCCAAGGTAAATTAAATTTCATTAATCGTTTTAATGTATCTTTTGGCCAATTTTCAAAGAAAGGTGCCATTGATTGTTCTTGGTGTGATGTAATTAAAGGCATATTATTCATTGATTGGGATGGATTTATAAATCTAAAACTTTCACCTTTAACTTCTATCTTAACGTCTTGGTGTAATCTCATTATCCAACCTGTGTTATGCCACATTTGTAGTGCTGGACATTTTGATGTATGTCTATTTTCTTCTTGTTTAAATTTTTGATGTTCAGGTACATCATACATTTCCTGACCGTGTCTATATTGTTTTGTTATTGAACCACCTTCTTTGAAATCTCTTGCTGCCTTTTTCACCCAACTAGGTTTTAATGAAGACGCTTTTACTATTGGCATTGTTTTATCAATGCCTGGTATTGTGGCAATAAATTCTACTTTAGGTTTTGATTTATCTCCCCCACCTGCTAATTTATCAAACATTTTTAATTACCTCTTTCATTATTAATTTACATTCTGTCAAATTATAGTTTATAAAAGGTTTCAACTTGGTAACCTTATGTGCGATTTTAGGCCAGACAACCCTTTCTTTAATTTGTTTATTCCAATTTTTGATAAACGATAAGACTTGGTCAAGCACAACGAAGGTTTGGAAAGACGTTCTCCTCTGGATAAGTAAACGTAAAAGTCGTGGATGTTGTCCGCTATTGCAAATGAAACCATCATCAAAAGAAATACGCTTACTGCTAAAGTCATTAAGAATATTAACAAAGTCGTTTCTAAAATGAAATTTAAAATTGTCTTTAACTTTTTTATAATTGAGGTATATCTCTCGTCCATCATTTTCTAATAAGTTACCAATCCAGTTCTTGTCTTTGTCAATAAAATTTGCAACAAAGAAATCAAGTATTTCATCTTGTTTATATTTTGTGCTAAGTTTGTGAAAAAAGTATCTGTCATTTCTTTTTGTAAATGTATCTAGTTTTATATTTACCTTACCATCATAGTCAAAATAATTATAGTTGGTAGTAAAATGTAATTTAACTGCCATATAGACTCTAAAAACATCAAACCCTCCATACATTAGAACCAATCCTTATTAGGCGGTATCTCAACGTCTGTTTCATTATACTTATCATACCATAAACTAAGCAAAGCAATAACAACACCTAATATTATAAGACCCCATAAACCTGTTGACTTTTCTACAAATAATAAATGATATAATACCTCAACACCATTCATACCTTCTAATGGATTTGCTTTTTCAGCATTTTGTGTGAGTTTGTCCATAAACTCGTCCATTGCTTTTAACTCATTAGACATTTTAATTCTTCTAACGCTTTCATTAAAGGATGTTTCATAACTTTTTTGTTATTCATTTTTGGTATTGCCTTTAGAAATTTAGGATATTGTATATTTAATTTTATAATAACTTCTTCAAGTAATTTATCTTTTCTGGTCATACAGGTAATGTACCACCTTTTTTCTCTTTTAACATTTTAAGATTGATTGCTTCGTGTTTGATTTTCTCTTTCAATGATTTGTTAACCATTGAGTTGATTGTGCCTACATCAATGTCGTGTGTCTTACAATAGTCTATTATGGCGTCCATATATGGCATTTTATTCTCTTTGACCATTGCCTCTATTTTTAAACTAAATTCTTTACTATTCATATCTACACTATAACATATTTCTTTAAGCAAGTCAAGGGTATCGTGTGGTTACTCACGCTAGCTTTCACCACACTTCGGCGCCTACCTAACACACGGTTAGATATTCTCTAATACTTTTTCTGGTGATGATACCGTATAAGGGTCATCATCATCACTATAATTATTAATACCTGGTTCTTCAAACCATTTTTCTACTATGCCATTTTTAACTACAGCAGCATATCTCCACGATCTCATACCGAAACCTTGAGCAGGTTTATTTACTAACATACCCATTGATCTAGTAAACGTACCACAACCATCTGGTATCATTTTTACATTCTTAATATCTAAATCTCTTGCCCAGGCATTCATTACAAATGCGTCATTTACTGATATACAATATACATCATCATAACCTTGTTCTTTAAATTTTGAATATAACTCATCATACATAGGTAATTGTTGTCCTGAACAGGTAGGTGTAAATGCACCTGGTAAACTAAACAACACAACTTTTCTATCTTTAAATAGATCATCTGTTGTTATATCTTTCCAAGTACCACCAATAAAAGTACAACCACCTTTTTCATCGGTGTCGCCTTCTCTAAATTTGAAAGTGTGATTTATTAATTTACATTGGTTCATTATATATTCCTCATTATTAAGTGCCTGATTCTGTTGCGAGGTTCAGGCAAACCCCAAGCAGTTATTATGCTGCTAAAGCGTAACTTTCGTTAGCATTTATAATTTGACATTACGGTGTCAGCGATTTAACTCCAATAAGTTTTAGTAGCAGTCGAATCTAACTCACCCCCTCAAAGCACACATCAATGTGTTTTAAATTGGTGGAGGTGGTGGGTATTGCACCCACGTCCTCACTAGTTATTGTCTTATCTTCAACATTAAATTCTTTAATTCTGTAAGGTCTTATTCAAAACCACATCAAAGGTCCTAAACAAAATGCAAGTGTTATTAGGATTGTCAGGTGTTTGTACTGAAGCAAATGATTGAGTTGTATCGTTCATCCAATAAACTATCATATAAACAATTTCTCCATCTGGTTTTCCACCTGCTCTACCATAACTTACATTAAGAGGCACAAACTTATTGTCTGTTGCCCACCTATTAATTTCATCATTCGTGGAACATATTGCTGGCAATTGTTCCCACCAAAAGTTGTATTGTTTCTGCGTTTCTGCATAAGCAATACTTGTAAATAATAATGTTAAAATTAGTGTTAATATTTTCATACTTCCTTTACCGTTAGGTCGCAAGTATAAATTTAATTCACATTATTAATCTATGTCGTACTTTTGACTTTACCTTTGTTAAGTTCTTCGTAATATTTATAAAAGTCTTGGATCGCTTTACCCAGCGACTCTTCGTAATCTTTTCTATTCTTCTTGTAGCAAGCAACAGAACCATCTTCTCCTGCAAGTAATATAACAATTTGTTCTATGGGTTTACCGAATATCTCCTCATACATAATAGCATAGGCAGTACATTGTAAAAAGTAATTATCTATCCAAGACTCTTGTCGTTCTTTGTTTGCTGTTTTGAAATCTATAACTGAAAGTTTACCATTGTATTCAGCAACACAATCAACTTGACCTGCAATGGTCAATTTGTGTGAGTACATAATTGCCTCTAACAAATGAATATTGTTTATCTGATCTACGTATGGTTTTAATAATTTAAAAAGTCCTATTGGTAATACACTTCTCTCACTAGGAGTTTCACCTTTTAGATATTGTTCTATTAATGTGTGAGTTGCCTTACCTCGTCTGGCTGCTCGTGCCATTTCCCAATTAGCAGCGCCTTCACCTACGTTCTTACGCCACTCTATTAGACCATCTTTTTTTCTGATATTTAAAACGGTAGTTACGGAAGGATAGTTCTTGCCATCAACTTCGTAAAACCTGTGTCCGTCTATTCTTCTACCTTTAGTTTTAGGTAAAAGGTCTTTGTTTATTTCTTCAAATTTAAATTTACTCATAATATACTAATATAACATTATATTGGCAAAAAGTCAAGCGTCAAATAGACCTATGGAGCATATAATGATCCACAAGTTTATTGCGATCCTTTACCTGTTCATTATTAAGAGTTTCTACCGCTCAACTAGGGTCATACGGTTCATACACCGTCTTACCATCATCATTTCGGTATGCTCTTAATACTTGTTTTCTATTGTCTTCATCATTCTTATACGAACAATGAATCCACCCACTATTAGGTTCCTCTGGATTGTGAAATTCCAATATCAATTGGTCAAAATTTAATTTGTCTATGATATATTTTGCTAGTTCAGCATTTGCTAAACCAAATATTTCAAAGTCCGCCGCCTGGCCCTTTGCGTGTTGTGATTTTAAACTTGATCCTATCTTAACGCATAACTCTGGCGATCTGTACCCACTTGATACTGATACTACCTTACCATAATGATCTCGTATCGGTTGTAGTATATTCTCACATAGTTTTTTTAAATTATCCATATGATCCTCACTCGGATTATTGCTAATACCGTGTCTGTCTGCCGTTTGAGAGGCAGTCATTTCTTTAAGCGAGAAGTTGTTGCTTAACTGCATTTATTTTATCCTTTGCTTTTAATTTAAGTTTCTTTAGAGTTCTCAAATCGTACCAACTTTGTGTTGTTCTATCATTTTGTCTTTTTGTTTCATACTTGTTTACTTCCTTTTTCAGTTCTTTATGCTTCTGCTTAGCAGACATAAATTACCCCCTTGTTAGTTTAAGTATTTTCTCTATTTGTGCCTTAATAATTGGTCCTCTATTCGGCCAATGTATGTATGGTTCGTCTGATTTAGATAAATTGTATAAAAAAGGTAATACAATTTTCTCAATATCTTTAAATCTTTTTAATGTATCTTCGTCTGATATTTCTTTTGTAATGGTATCTTTTTCTGCTACTATCTGCATTATCTCATTCATCATTGATTTTATATCACCAACATCTGATTTAACTTTAGATAATTCTATATTAGTTCCTTCAACTACTTTAGGATCAATACTAGGTTTGCTTGATTCAGGTTTAGAAGTAACTGGTGTGAAACCCCAATCATCTGAAGTATCAAACTCTCGCATATAATCTGGTATATCTTTTGCCATTACTTTTTCCTTCTACTTGCTATTCTTTTTTTATTTTTTGCTATTGCTTGTTGAGTTTTAATTTGTTTGATTGTTTTCTTGCCGTATCTCTCAGCAAGTGGACTTGTAGGATGTGCCTCAGCAATCCTTGACATATTATCTTTCCAACCTTGGTCATTTTTAATATTTGTACTCCCTATGCCTGCAACGATATTTATTGGTTGTAAAACTTGTGTAATATGTTTATTCTTTTGTAAATACTCTTCCATATCAGATATTGACATCATATCGTCATATTCTTTCTTGGTTTTCTTATTATAGAAGGTATATATTGGCATTAAGAAAAGTATTTATTTAACATTTCTAATTGGTCATCATACTCAGCAATTATACCTAATTCTTTTTCAATTGTTTCTAGTGTATCAGGATGCTCTGCTATACCAGCAGTTTTCTGTAATAACACTTCTACATTTGCTTTATGTTTT